AGCGGAGGTTGCGACTAGGGAGCGCTATAGCGAGCTTGCGAGCGGGCGCGGCTTAGCCTAGGCTAAATAGTGGCAAACCTTACCACTTTGAATCTCCTTTTAATTGGCTCTTGATCTTGCACATTGGGAAAGCACTCCTCAATCGTGTAGTTGGAGAGTACAATGAACTTTGTTGGTCGGATGTTACCGAGGCTCCCTCCTTTGATTTGCGCCGTGAACGGGTACCGATCTGCCCAAATTTTGAGCTGGGATCCTGTGCACTCGTTTCTAGGGCACCATTCTTCGACGGCGACAACGGGCTCTCCATTGTATCCACACCACCACTTGTTGAGCTGCTTGTGGAAATGCTCTGGATATCGCTCCCACAGTAATCTTGACTTGCCTGTGCCAGTAGGTCCAACCCACCATTCGTTTGTAAGATCTCCGTCCAATACGCTTGGTTGTCGTAGTTGGATTTGTCGGCACCGTGAGTAGTGAGTGAAGTAGACTCTGGGATGATTGTCTCTGATCCACACGTGGTTTCCTGCTTCTGCGGCGGCCACGATTTCGCTCCAAACAAGTTTGGACGTTTCTCCCTTTTCACGCTGACTTCTTGGCTGTTTCCCCTTTTCATAGACATCGCTATCTTTCCGGCAGTATTCGACCGCTTGATCGATAGTTCCTTGACGTCTTTCGACATGCGCACGTGGTATGTCGTTCTTGACGCTCTGGAAAGATTTGTTGTTGATGTAGTGGATATAACCTTGTAGATGAGGAGTACCGGAGTCTCCGACCTCTCTTCCGTAGATAAGGAACTGAACGCCTCGTAGTCCTTGCAGTCGCAGTTCATCTTCTTCGGTATAGTTGTTTAGCGTGAAGCAGTATCCGTAAGCTCGACGAGGTTTTTCCGTTTCCTGGCTCATTGACAAATGAATAGGACCTTCTCGGACCATGAAGGGTGGGGAGGAGATTCGCCCCGGAGGGGCGATATCTCCGTATAGTATTACCCCCACCCTTCCGGGTAGGAAAAAGCATACAAACTTTAAGTATAAGTAGTGTTTGTGACATTCTTTCCGGGTATATTACAGATATAGCCATGTCGTTTGTATTGCTTTAAGTTAGGTTTTGTTCTCTCCTAACCCTGTTCTTCGCACGCACTTGAAGTACGGTACTTCAATGTTGCTGATTTTTATGGAAGAAAAATCTATGCGATTTGGGTTGAAGGAGTTCATTCTTCAATTTTCCAAGTTTAGAGCAAGCCAAGAAAGATTTCATGGCTTATACGTACGGTCGCCCGTTTCGGTATCAGAAACGTCGTCCATCGGTACGAGGGTCTGCATATCGACCTACTTACAGTCGTAGTGCTGTGTATCCCCGGCGTTCAGCCGGAGGCTATATGCGCTATTCTCGTAAGAAGGCTAGCCGCTATGCTCGTCCAAAAACTGGTCGGAAAATGGTTGTCACTCCGAAGAACGGATTCGTAATGGGTGATGCTGTTAGTCAGTATCAGTTGGCGCAGATTGATGCTTTCGATCCTCGCGCTGTTGGTGTTAAAATTCCTGATTCGAATACGACGCCTAGTTGCGGCGTTATGGTTAGCGACGATTTTAATTTGTCGTCGCCTGGAACAAATTATGCGGTTTGTTACGCGTTGCAGCCGAGTATTAGTACATCGTTGATTACTTCTAATTCGGTTACTTCTAGTCAAGCGTGGACGTGGCCCACTTCTTTTGGAGGTACCACCGCATCGAACAAATATGGGTCTATTGCTGCAAATTTTGATTTGTTTCGACCTGTTGCTCATGGAGTTCGTATTTCGTCGTCTCTTTCGAGTACGGCTGCCACTGGTTTTGTTCATATTGCTGTGTATCCGTCTCGTACGACCAAAACTTCGTGGGATTTTCCAACTAGTTTGGCGTTGATGGCAGATTGCATGTGGTATACGCGTATTACGCTTTCTTCGTTGACGCAGACGCCGTATGTGATCCAAAATAAGTTTTTGGATTGTACAGCTCAGCGTTATATTGATACGAATGACGGCGCGAACAAGCAGGGTGATAACCCTAGCTCTGCTAGTAACACCACTCGCGCTGGTGTTTTTAATATTGCAAATGAATGGTGTACCATTCTAATTGCACTTGAAGGTACCGCTGTAGGCGGTGGTCTTACTGTTCCTTTGTCGGCTGAGACTCTTGTACATTATGAGGCTTTGCCTGCTCCTGGTGGAGTTCAAGCTGGAGGACCTGCTGCTCAGTTTGATCCTCGGGATTTGCAGGGTGCTTCTGCTATTGGAGCACAGACAAATCCAGTTAGTCCTGTTACTCCTGGTGGTGCTGCTTCTTCGATTCGTGAAGGAGTCGCTGTTGCTGCTCAAGCTGCAGGTAATTTATTGCAGGATATTGGTCAGAGTGTTGCTCCAACAGCTCGTCAAGCTCTTATTAGTGCTGTTTCTGGTGCTGCCACGAATTATATTCAGCAGCGAGGTGCTGCTGCTCAGAATAACATTGGGATGTTGCAGAACTAACTAATAATATATGTTGTAGGGCCTTTGCCCGATGTCTCGCTTGGTTCTATGCCTTCGTCTGCTTTTGGCCAGTATAATAATCCTGTGCAGGGTCCTGCAGTTGGCGCTCGTTGTCCTACGTTTCTTATTCCTGGAGAACAGACTTTATATGAAACGTTGGGTCAAGTTAGGTGTCCGGCTCCGTTGGTTCCAACTGGATATGTTGAAGCATATGTGTAATGTAAGATGGTTGCAGTTAAGCAGGCTGTCTTGGCCGAGGAGCTGAGAAGTCTCACTTCTCAACTTACCTCCTCGAGCCCAAGACAATCATGATTTCGATGAATCAAGAAATCAGTTGAATTAGTAATGTGTGTTCACTAGAGTAATCGAAGTCGTTGCTCTGTGACAGCTGCGTGTGTGTAATAGCTTCAAGTAAATGTGTGGTTCAACTCGTTTCATTTTTGTTTGCTGTGTTTTTATTGGGAGAACGTCGTCTGTGGTGAATCGACGTTCTGTAGTGTGTAATCTGCGCATGTTTGTGTCGTGTTTGATAGTTGCTTAGTGTAGTCGTACGGTATGAGTAGCTAGGTGTTGTGCGGCGTAGCAGCACTTAATCAAGTGTTTCATTGGTAGTTAGATCTATCGCTGGCAAGCTAATCAAATCATGGATCCAAATCATGTTCGCATGATTGTCGGCACGAAGGCTGTCGTTTTCATCCTGCAGCCGTTCGTTCTCTGCAAGTAAAAAATCGCGGGCATTAGTCAAAACATGGAGACGATGTTGGACTCGCGCATTTTCTTCGGCAGCTAATTGCATAGCACGCCAAGCTTCGTCACGTTGAGCTAACGCAGCTTCGTATTGCGCCTTGTAGAACATCATCATTTGGAATTCGACTTGGGCTTCTTGATGCTCCGAATTCATGCTTGTCTTGGGCTCGAGGAGGTAAGTTGAGAAGTGAGACTTCTCAGCTCCTCGGCCAAGACAGCCTGAAAGTAACTTCAACCATTATGTAATGGAACATATGTATATAAATCTGATAATCCTTAAGCGCCTCACTGAAGTCCCGCATTCAACTAGGATATATCTAATCCGGAGCACCGCAGCGTAGCGGAGGTTGCGACTAGGGAGCGCTATAGCGAGCTTGCGAGCGGGCGCGGCTTAGCCTAGGCTAAATAGTGGCAAACCTTACCACTTTGAATCTCCTTTTAATTGGCTCTTGATCTTGCA